GTACGGCAATTTCAAGCCAGTGGGGTTTCCCTGTTGATCAAGATCCTCAAAGCCTTCCAAATCGAGAACCGTGTGAACCTCATAAACAGTTCTGTCGCGCTCCTCAAGATAACTTGGTGATGTGCCTTCTATCTCATCTATCTGTTTTTCAATTTCATCCTGCGAGATGTGTTGACCATCGCCTTTGAGTTCAACATCTGCATAAAAACCTGAAAGCTGTTGCTTTTTGATTTCGTTTTTGGACATCGATAAAACGTGCGTGACACGTTCTGCGGAACTCAAATCGGTGGCTTCATAAGGAACAATTAAATTTTCTGGTTCGATAAACTTGCTGATTGCGCGATTTTTTACAACATCAAAATAAACTTTTTTGAAAGCAGACCCAGCGATTGGAAGGTAAAACAACATCATGTCAAGTTCTGGATCAAACTCCGACATGACATTCATAATGTAAAAATTCATAAATTGCTCAACACGTTCTGCTTGAGCATCTGTCTCAGCGTTTCTAGCGCCTATCACTTCAGTTTTAACTGGACCTTTTGCTGGCAAAAGTTCTTTATAGGCTTGCGCTTGAAATTGGGTAACCGCTTCTGCTAGGATAGGATGAATTACGCCTGTCGATCCTTGAAATGGTTGACTTCTGCTATCTTCAAACTTCATGCCGATATATTTCAAACCATCGACATACGTTTCTTCCCATTCCTTCCTACTCGTTTTGTCTGATTTTATGCTTGATAAGACATCGTTAGCCAAGCTGGTAAGCTCATCACTCGTAAGATCATTTACAAGATTGGCATTGAAATCGACAACAGTATCTTGCTCCATATCGTTGATTTGATCATCAGTCAAAACACCGTCTTCGGTGACAATAATTTGCATCGCTTGTTGAATAAGTTCTTGTTGAGTTGGTTCCACCTCAACAGTCATCGCTTTGCTAGTTTCGATCACATCTGGATCGTCTTCCGTGCCTAAGTTTTCAATAACCATCAGTAATAAACTCTTCTGTCTTTACGAAGCAATTGAACTTCGTCTGGGTAGTCATTGTCAAGCGTCAGAAAACCGCCTTGCCGAAACCGCATCAAAGCCATTGTTGAAGAGTCACAATAATCATCGTGATCTCCGTAGGGAAAAGAAGCCATTTCTTCAATTACTTCTTCAGCGAAAGTATCTTCTGTCGCCCAAACCATGCCGCTTTCAAAAATAGGTGCAACGGAATTCATTCTAGCAACTTTATCTTGACCACGCGAGGGGCTGTATGCGGTCACAGGAATTCCCATGCGTCTGAGTTCTTGAGTCAAGGGGGTGCCTGTTGCTTTTGCTTCAATCAAAACACAATCAGGTTCCCAATATTTGTATTCATCCCACGCTAACCTTTTTAACTCTGGGAAATCAAGCCGCAGTCTTTTTGCATCCAATAAAATGATCTGATCTGGATCGCCATCCTTTGGTTGAAACACCGCCCACGTTGTGATTGCGCTGTAGTCAGCAGTTTCTTTTCTGCTGTAAGCTGTATCGTAACTTTGGATAACGTAGGAATAAGGAGGCACTTCGTCTAACTCCCATATCTGCCACCAATCACGTTTGACAATCGCGCCAGTTTGCGCCGTGGGTTGTTGTAACCACTGTGAGTTCCATTTGCTGATAGGCAAAGATGCTTTAACTGACAACAATTCTTCTTTCTTCCAAAACTCAGGCCAAAGCGGTGTTTCGGATTCAGGCATGATGGCAGGAAACTCAACGACCTCCCATTGATCTGCGTAATCATCATCCCCTTGCTTTTTGAGCACTTTGCCAACGAGGTCTTTTGTGCTCCATCGCGTCATTACAATAACGATAATACCGCCGGGCTGTAGTCGTTGCCGTGGTCCTGACGTATACCATTCATAGGCCGCATCCATTGCAGTTGGAGACATTGCATCCTGCTCTGAGTGTGGATCGTCTATAATTAAAAGATCGGCTCCGCGCCCAGTGATCGCGCCACCGACCCCAGCATAGAAAGATTCGCCATCTTGGTTCGTTGTCCAACGTCCTGCGCTTTTGTTGTCTGCTTGCAACTTCAAGTCTGGAAATACTTCTTGATAATCCTCACTGTCAATAATATTTCTAACCTTTCGACCAAATCGAATTGCAAGCTCTGCGGTGTGAGTTGTCTGAATAATTTTTAGATTGCCACGCAATCCCATCATCCAAGCTGGAAGGAAGGTGCTGGCAAATTCTGATTTAGAGTGACGCGGTGGTAAACAAACTATCAACCGCTTGAGTTTACCTCTGGCAATTTTGTTAAACTTGTCACCAATTATTTTGTGATGCCTGCCTTCAATAAACTCAGGCCACAAATGTTTTACAAAGGTTATAAAATCTTTTTGGCAACTTTCTGCAAGTTCCATCGATTGATACTTACTGAGGAGTGCCATCGCCTCAGTTTTATCCTGCTGGCTCAGAATGTCAAAATCTTTCATCTGGAGGTTAGACATTCTCCCAAGGTTCTCCTTGCCATAATAACGCTTCTGCCTCTCTGCGTCTTACCAACCCATCTAAAACTTTTCCGCCAGCCTTATTCCATCTTCTAATTTGATAAGGAATATCAGCGCGGCTGCTGTCAGTGTTGTCATTAATGCGAATAAGCAGAGTAGATTCCCGAAGGTTAGTTCCACCAAGATTGTATACCCAAGATACGAGCGCATCGAACTCATTTTGTTTGAGAGGTACGTTGACGTGTTTGTGTATCTCCTTTTCAAATTCAAAAAGGTCATCCTCCAGAAAAGCATCAGCTTCGTCTTGCGTACAGGTATCTCCTTCTTGAACTCCTTTAGTTGTTCCCCAGCCGATTGTCCAAACTGACGCACTGCACTGATAAGCCTCCAGCTTGCAGCCTTCAAATTTTTTAATGAGGGCAACACCTTCTGCGCTAGTCTTCATTCTTCCCTGCGTTTAAAGCAGCCGACACATTAATATACGCCTCATTCTTGTCTGGCGTAGATTTGTCATCTGCTACATAACGTCCTTTACTGTCTCGCGCACGAACACGTTTAAACTCGCGCCCAAAAAATAATTTCAAATGTTTTTCATATAGCCAACCAATCATTTTTCTCTTGAAACCCCCTGTACTTTTTCCACTGATCTCATTGCACCAAGTCCCAACATACCCATCAGCACAGGCATCATAGTGCTTGTATCAATAAGCGGTATTGTAATGTTAGACTCGGCAATTGCTAAACCAAAGTTTGCCATTGGTATTATAATAAAGTTTGAAGCCATGCCTAACACGCACACCCAACCAACAGCGGGTCGCCAGCCAGCGACAAACATAGATTTTGAGGCTGCTTCTACCTTATTGACTTCTAACTGACCTTTTGCAAGTTCTTGAGCATGACGCTCTGCCATCGTGCTTATTTCGTGGGCCAAAGCATTTTTGGTGTCTTTGTCCTCTATAAACTTATCGAGCAGTCCTGCCACTGGGCCAATTAGTGCTTGTAACATCCTATTCTCCTTTCCCTGCGTTAAGAAACTCCATCACCGCCATCAGCATCGAAAACACACTAGCAATAGCACCCATCATGTATCGAAACCATCGCATAACTTGCGCCATTGTAGCATTTTCTAGTTGTTTTTTACTTCGCTCTTGTCTTATGCGTTCTCTTTTGCATTGTTTTTGAAACTCTAAAAAATCTTCCCACAAACCCGGCCTTCCAGCCAGTTTCATTGTTGTTCTTAGTTCAGCTTCCTTTTCTCTTAGTTTTTCCAACTCCATGAAATTTTGGAGAGCAGATCCACGCCCTTTCTTGTTTGAGCGCCTAGCCAATATCGACTTGTTATTAAAATAATTTGCACACGAATCCGCGCAAGCAGAAAGGTCTTTGCCATGCTTGACACTTTGAAGCATGACATCAATTGCTTTATTTGCCGCTGCAATTTCTTCAAGCACACTATCGTCTACTCATAAATGCGGTTGCCCCAAAATACGCTGCTACTATAGAGGCTTGGGCAATATAAAACAAACCAAGCAGATCAGAGAGGGCTTTGACCCTGCTATCGGGCATCATGGGTAGCATAAGAAAAATAGAAAAAGCCACCATGCTTATCATAGCAACCCAAGCCATATTTCTTTGTGAATCTGCTTTTTCTTCGCGAAGTTCAAGCTCTACCATTTCTTGGTGACGACTCAACTCCTCGTCTGTTACTTCGCCATCGCCATCGAGGTCGTATTTTGCATATTTGCTAGTTCTTTCCAGTCTTTTTGGCATAACCTTGAATCTCCGTTTTCATCGGATCAACAAAAGCTGGTTTACAATAGGCTAGGACGCTTTTGTAATTTTCCTCACGGCTGGACAAGACACGAGCTACATGGACACATTGTTTTTGGTTTACCCAATAGCTTGCAACCCTCTCGTCTTGTTCTGGCGCAAGTTGCACCATTAACGCAAATACGATGATTTCCATCTAACCAATCCATTTAAAAGCCGCCGTCACAGTTATAATAAACGGATACATACTCCATAACATTAGCTCTAATTTATCGAATCTTTTAGATCCTGACTCTAAGCGTTGTTCTATAGCAGAATATCGGAGCGCACACTCCTTTTCGTGAATCTCGATCCGTGCAATGGCTTCCTTGACGGTAGGCATATTAGTCCGTTGTAGACCGTCTTTGATTTTGTTGGAGAAGGTTGAGTATAACTTTTGTATCTGCTTTAACATCGCTCAAATCTTCTGCGGTGTTTTGTTGAATGATTTCAGAACGTGTCATTTGGTTTTGGAGTTGGTTTACTTCATCCTCGATTTCATCGACTTGTTCACTTAGCTCACTGATGTCCTCTGCGTTTTCCTGTGACTGTGCCTCAAGCGTGGTATAGCTTGCAATCAAACCAGCCCCGACTAAAAGAGCTGGGGCAAGATTCATCAGGCTAGATAACTTGATTTCCATGTCTCTATCCTAGCGTAGGTCTAGTGTCTGGAAAGTCTGCGGTACTGGGCCAATCTCTTAGTGCCTGACGGTATGTGAGGTATTTATCACGGTTTGGAAAGTCAGGTGTTTGAGATATATTGTCTGTCGCTGCAAGCTCTTCATCTCTCCATCTTCTTGCATTGATTTCATCAATATTTTTCTGATCTTCTGTTGAAAGAACAGGCGGATTTACAATTTCATAAGAACCGCCATCTTTGGTAACTTCCTTGCAAAAATCTTCTCCACCAATAACT